GGGCAACGAAAGGGTCTCCAGGATCCTGCAGCTTCCATATCATTGATTAATCTGTATTTTTTTTGAGCAAGATTTGTCTCTTTTATTGTCAGGAGCCACACCTGGGGAGATATGCCTCAGGCGTAACCATAACGGCTTATTTAACATAATATAGATTATGCGAAGCGTCCTGACTGATCGTCACCACAGATGCCCAGGCTTTCCACCACCAGCCGTCACAATGGGCTTGGGCACATATTGAGCCGGCTGCGGCATCTGGGCTGCGGGCACTCGCCCAGTTGCAGCAGCCGTGCTGCTGGAACTGAACATGGAGCCTGCTCCGGCCATCTGGTTGAGTTCGGGCCGCGTGTCGTCGAAGAAGCCATGCTCCACCACCTGCAGGCAGAACTCTGCCGTGGTCTCGATTCGGGTGATCTGCTGGCTGTAGCACTGGCAGGTGTATTCCCGGCCGTTCCTGGAGCCCACCGGCGAGCCCTTGGTCCGGGCGCGATCGATGACGCGAGGATCCTCGCTGGAAGCGCATACGAGCCGTGGGAACGACTTCGGCTGCGTCAGCGTGTCGTAACGCGGGGCCGACATGGGCACGTCGTCCAGGCGCGGTACGAAGCTGTCCAGGTACTGCTGCTGGGTCAGTGGCTGACCCAGGCTGAACGAGCTGGAAACCGTTTCCAACGGGTTGAGCGAGAGGTTCAGGCCGGACGATGCCGCAGGCGCTGCTGGCTGATCAGTGGCGACGACTTCGGCGTCAGAGCCGCCCACATCGTAGGTGTACCAGACCCAGCCGAGACAGGCGCCAATGACCGCCAGGCATGCCGGGATGTACCACACATAGTTAGGCAGCTTGAACTTATGCGTATGCACCGTGGCCGACTTGTACACGCCGAAGTACTTGGGATCGAGCTTGATACGTCGTTCCTGGGCAAGCTTGAAGTTGCTGCGCTTCTCGGGGCTGTCGATGCAGAACTCGTATTCGTGCCGCAGCAGGCGCTTGCCGCCATATGGGCGGTACATGTTGATGTGCTTGCCGACCAGCTTGCGAACGTGGCTCATGACCAGCGACGGGTGCTGGGTGATCAGGTAGATATCGAAGCCCTGGTGTCGGTGCGTCTCGAAGCGAGCAACCTTCTCAGGACGCGCTTTGCGGCCATCCTGAGCACCGAAAACCCGCTGTGCTTCGTCGATCACGATGATCGAGCCGTCAGGCAGGTCGTACCAGGTATCGGGCGTGTCGAACTCGACCCACTTGCATTTGAGCTTGTCGGTGTCGAGGTCGGGAATGCCGTAGTAGTAAACCGTCCGCAGTGGCTTGCCGGGGTTCTTCGGATCGGGACCGTGCTCGAGCTCGATCTCCCGAATGGTGTTGAGTGTCTTGCCAGAGCCTGGCAGGCCGGTGCGCAAATAGAGCATTAGAGCTTCCCTCCCCAACGAATGGCAGATTTGCTGCCGGTGGCCTTGTCCATGCCCCACAGCACAGCGCGGGCGATGTAGGCCGAGAACAGGATGTTGATGCACACGTCCAGCTTGAGCAGGCCGATCAGCTGGACCCACTCCCCTGGCATCGACATCAGGTGCGTGAAGACGTAATCGCGGGCCTGATCCATGACCAGGTGCACGCCGGTATAGGTCACGCCGATGAAGCCGAGACCCTTGAGAAGCTTCCAGCCGAGCGGGACAACCGCAACGCCCAGGAGCCGGAAAAACAGTTGGATGATGATCTGCATCAGGCCATGCCTCCCGCCACGATTTCAGCCGCACGCCGCATGGCGAAAGCGACCATCAAGAATGAAAACCAGGAGGCGTATTTGCAGATTTCAGCCATGACGGTGCCGAACTCGACCGACTTGGTGACACCCCTGATGGTGAAGGTGATCGGGGGCAGCGCTGGGCAGGAGCCGCCTATCGTGGAACTGGTGTCGATCATTCCGGCCAGGTCGAAGTTGCCCCGCTCCCCTTCCCCAAAAGGCTGGAATCCCTCGCCTGACATGTCGCCGGTGACACCGGCCACAAGCTCTTCGGCGTCCACCTCCTGGAACTTCTCATCAGCGCAACGCTGAGTGTGCGTCTGGCGAAGAATCGCGCATTGAATGGCGTCGCCGGTGCAACTTGGAACAGCAGCGCAGGACGCATCGCCGGAGACTTTGGACTCGTTCTCTTCCTTCTCTTCCTGTTCCTGTTTCTTGTCATTGGGCGACTTGCCGCTGGAGTCTTTGCAGTCGGGACCAGTACAGGTCGAACTTTCACCACCATCGGAGCCATCGGCGTTGGTGTGCTTGTTGTTGACGTTGGTTGTTGTCGATGTTGAACAAGAGCCCTCGCCATTGCAGTTTGTCGTGGTTGTTGTTGTAGTTGTGGTCGTATCCTTAGAGCCATCCTCGTTTATTTTCTCTTCGACGTCGGTCTTGACGTCCTTCTCGGTTAACTTGGGGCCGGGACTGTTGGGAACACAAACCGGTTCGCCGTTGACCTTGCCGAAATCACAACCTGTTGGTGGTTCCGTATGTGTTTCGCTTGCCTCGCATGAATATGTGTATTGCTGGCAGACACCATTCTCGTCAGAGGTTAAGCAAACCTTGTTGTCACACTTGTTGTTCTTCTCTGTTTCCGCTTCGCCAGCTCCAGGTGCTGAAGCTTCAGCGTCACCCGCTGTGCATTCCTGGCCATTCCCAAAATAACGATAAGCCGAAAATGCACCCGGAGGAGTTCCAGACTGATAACGATACGGCTGCTTTATAAGTTCCCAGCCATCATATTGGCAGGAGTCCTTGCAAAGAGCGGCAGGCGGAGAAGACTCAGGGAACACCCCCAAAACAATCGGGCCGAGATAGTGCTCGTGATCAAGAGGATTGCCATAAGTGGGAAGGCATTTGTCTTCTTCTGCGCCCTCGCAGCCGCCTGTAGCAGGATTTAATTCAGTGCCGGGCTCGCACTCAGTTCCACGACGAGCAAATGACCCAATGGAAAAAACGCTGTTGCCAGCATGATTAGTGCTGCAGGATGCTGACTGTCCGTAATTATATATTCGGACATTCAGAGGATTGCGAAAGTTGGCACTTGACGGGTGATTATCATATGCATGCTGACAAGCAACCTGAGCGCTTGGAAATCGCATACCCTTCCAGTTAACACCTGTGCTTTCCCAATAATAAACTTCGGCACTAACGGGCGAATGCCAAAGCAGCAAAGCCGCCAATAAGGACCAGATAAACCCAGTTGTTCGGGTCTGCCCAAAACATGATGATTTCTCCATGATTACAAACTCCGGGCAAAAAAAAGGCGTGCACGGCGGAGAGCCGGCACGCCGGGGAGAACGGCTTAGGAGCCGGCGCGACGGGTCTTGACCAGCACGCCGACCAGGATGACGAAGGCCATCATGGCGAGGCCAATCGCAACCGCGGCGCTGGAACCCTCACCGATCTGAGCCAGGGGCTCGCTGGTATCGATGGTTTCAGCGGCGAAAGAGGTTGCCGAAACAGCAAGAGCGGTAACGCCCAGGGCAGCGCGGCTACCGAACTTGCGAACTTGAGTCATGTATTTCATGGGTATTGCTCCTTTACGTTAAGCGTCTGAGCTTCACCAGGACGAAGATCAGAACGAAGAAGGTGATCAGGCTGCTGGTCAGTTGTGCTTTCTGTTCACCGGTCATTTGTGCGAACGGTATGTTGCGCACTTCTTCGAGCGTCATGGTTATAAGTTCGCCGTCGCAGTCGATGTTGGCACTTTGATTGCGGACCCACGTTCCAGAACACACGATGAATTCCATTTAACCCCCCTACCCCTCTCGCAAGCGAGTTGCGAGTGGGGCATTGTTGTTTAGCTGGCAGCGGAGACAGGTCGGGCCTGCACGCGCTGTACAGGGACTGGCAGGCCATCATCGGAAAGCCAGAGGTCCATGCCGAAAGCGGTGCCTGCTTTGGACTTCCACGCCTTGGCATATACGGGGACGGCAACTTGTTTGCCGATGTACGCCTTGTAAGCGTTCTCGATGCCGCCATCGAGCTGACGCTTAGAAACTTTGAGGCCGACCGACTGTTCAGTTTCTTGGCCGAACTGGTCGCGCCCTGGAGCGGTCAGCACCAAGTAATGCTCGATGATGCCGTTCATCTTTTCTTTGGAAGTGATGCCTTTGCACAGGCCCATTTGTACCAACATAGTTATTTACCTCGGTTATGAACGGGCCCAGCGCCCGAGAAAGTGAATTGCCAACAGTCCGCACATGGTGATCACCAGGACGTTGATAGTTGCGACCATCATGCGGCTTCTACCGATGGCTCGACGTACCAATCAGGACGCTGAGCGCTGAAGTCAACCTGCAGAAAGCGCAAGATCGGAACGACGTTGTTCTTCTGGTCATCCATCTTCAACTTCTGCAAGGCGGCTTTTGAGAGGCCGCATTCGCAAATGTCACGAACATGGTTGTAGAAGCTGGCCCGATTCATCGACGCCATAGTTTCTTCCCAGCCGTATTCTTTAAGGCTGCGATATGTGCGGAACAAATTAAGCGCATAGGCCTCGGACAATTTCCCGGACTTCGTTTCTTTGGTCCACCGGGCTTTAAGTGCGGCCAGCACTTTGTCATCGTTAATTACTCGCATGGAGATACCTTCAAAGGCCGCAAACAGTTCTTTCGTTACTTGTTCCCAACACCACTGGATAAAACAGGTGCCCTGCTCTACCAGTCGCTCCTGGTAGTCGCACAAGGCCCATAGATTCGTCGGGATGTTTCTGCGCTCCATCCAGCGATGCATCACGGTCGCTTCGAGTCGCAGCAGGTTTTCGGCCCACTCCTGGAGCGCCGGGTTCTGGAGAACCGCGAGCAGCCGGTGGGCTGCAAACGCTTGGGATGGAACGAAGTTCGAGCCGCCATAGGATCGGGCGGCCTTGATGGCTTCATCGAGCTGACGACGAAATTCAGGCCCCTTCAGGTAGGCCTTGAGCTTGCGCAGCCGGGTTTCCTTCGAGCCCCAATAGGCCGTGGTCTCGTAGTCGTCGCCACGGTTGCGGGTCTGGCCGTTGCTGACGCCGCGCAGCGCCTGGACCAACTGAAGCGCGGTGCGCTCATCGGGCAAGCGGGCCGAATAGGTGCAGTCGATCCCGTAGACCTCGGCCGATTGCCAGTCCAGGAGCGCGAACAGCTTCGGGTAGGAGCCTGCGAGCCACTTCAGCATGACTTCGCCGCCCTTGCGGATCGAGGTCGGGCCGAACACGTTGTGCCCCTGGAGCAACTTGGCCGGGCTGGCCTTCAGCTCGACACCGGGCTGCACGCGCTTGCCTAGCGACTGGTGGAACACCTTGAAGGCCAACGGCGTGAAGCCGGTAGACAGGGATTCCCACGCGTGCCCTAGGTCCTCGACGTGATAACCGCCCTTCCCGTCCGGCAAGACGCTGGTAGCGCGAAGCGGAACGCCCAGGGCTTCCAGGTCGATCACCAGCAGCTCGTTGCCTCGCTTGCCCGTGCTGGTAGCGATGGCATCGACGCGGAATGGAACGAAGAGATGAATCTTGTCGAGCATGCTGAGTGTCCGTTACAGCGTTACGCGTTACGCGATGGCGGAACTTATACGCCGTAACGCGTTACAAAGCAACACGTGACAGAATAACCAGCATCAGAGGAACACCAGGATGAAGACCGTGACAAAGCCCTACCGCGTGCGGGACGAGTTCGCCGATTCGATCAAAGAGCGACGGATAAACATGATCGTCGAGACGAGAGAAGACATAGCCGAAGCCGACCTGGTGAACGCTACGCTGTGGAAATATCTGAACCAGATAACCACAAAGGACGTAATGAAATACCGCGAAGAAGTACTGAAGAAGGACTGATCAGTGATGGGAACAGTTGGATCAACAGCGTGGGCGCTGCTGATCACAGTCGCAGACCCAATCCCAAGCCAATATCCACACCTAGAGCCACCTGTACACCTAGAGCGGGAAGAGCAGTGCAGGATGGTTGCCGACGCCATCAACACGAAGGCATTCCAAGCAGGGGTTAGGGAAAAGCTGTCTGCAAAATGCGCTCAGCTTGAGTTCATCGAAGTGCCGGAAGGCTGGCTAGAAAACGAGCAAAAGTCTAACCGTTAGACAAGAGTCCACCATTAGAGATGGTGGACCCGGCTGAGCCGGGAAAAGCGTAAAAGCGTCTCCGACGGCCAGGGCTGCACCCTGGACGGCAATCAAAAAAACAAAGATCAAAAGCGCCTCCGGCGGCCCTTCGGGAACTCTCGGCGAGGCCAGGGGTGCGGGGGGATAAAGCTCTCCCCCTCACCCCAGGCAAAGAGTGATTGGGCGGAGGTGTGGTCAAGGGTCGGCGCGAGCGCCTCAAATCCTCACCCGTTCGTTTTTTCGCGATGGAGCGTGCGAAAAAGCCGCTGCGGCTTCCGGTTTGCCCCTTGACTGGGCAAGGCTACGGGAGGGGTCAAAGGTCGAGAGGTCGAGGCCACCGAAACGCTAGCAACTAGCGAGATCCTGGGCGAGATCCGCGGCGCGGTTTGCTAGCACTATTCGACCTGGTGCAGCAGCTGCAGAACGAAAACTGCTAGCGGCGATAGCCGGGCCGAAGCGGGTTGTCAGTGGTCGGATGGAACATGTCGCCCTGCCCGGCCACCTCGGCCAGTTGAACCGCAGCAGCATGGGCGTCTCGCAAAGTCCGCTGATACACGGCAACTTGCTCGCGGAGGCTGCGCACCGTTTCTTCTAAATCTTCGATGCGATCACGCTGACGGACCATCAATTCGATGCCGGCGATGAACGCCTGGCTACCGGTTCCCTTGCCGGTTGCGAGCTTGGCCTGGCGAACCAGGTACTCATCAACATCCCGAATGGTCAGCATCATGTCCATTTCTCCCTGCTAGCAAATTTGATCCTGGATCGATCGCACCAGGTGCATAAATGCTAGCAGGTCCATCGAGAGAGGTGCTAGCAATTTCCGTCCTGGTGCTCGAGCTCGAGGACGCAAACCGCTAGCAATCAGAGGTCGAGAATATCCCGGCATGCGCTCTGGAGAGTCGCTAGCCGGGCATCGAAATCGGCTTCCTCGCGGTCGATCTGGTCGACGCGCCGGCGCAGCTCGCGAAGCTCAGCAACCAGCCGAGGGTAGTCATCGAGCAGCCACGTAACGGCATCAGCGCCGTATCGACCAGGGGCGAAAAGCTCGGCGGTTTTGATGGCGTATGTTTCGATCTGGAGAGCGCTTCGCATAAGACACGTTACATTAAATTCGGCTCGGAAAAGATATCATCCTCGCCGAACTCAACGTAACGTCGGCGATTATGCGAAGCATGATAGGCTGAGGTCGGGTGGGAAATGATGGATGCGCCATCGTTGATCATTGATTGCTCGCACTGACTCCTCAGCAGCGCTGCGATACCAAGCCCGCCCAAGTTAAGTACGGGCTCGGTCAACGAAACGACGATTACCGCTTGAGCGCCTCGACGGCTGCAGCGAAGAAATCGTTGTCCTTGATCGGCGCCATGCCTTGTGGTTTGGGCAGCGCGCCCCATACCACGATCACGACATTCTCCCGTGGGTTCATGTAGACGTGCTGGCCGAAGATGCCGCGGGCTTCGAAGGCGCCTTCGTTCGGCGTGCCTTCGGACTCGGGAATCGGCCACAGCATGTAGCCGTAATCGACCTGTTTGCCGTCGATGGTCTTCGGCGAGCCCGCTTCTTCGATCCATCCCTCGGGCAGGATGCGTTCGTCACCGGCGACACCGTCGTTGAGCAGGAACAGGCCGAAACGGCCGTAGTCGCGCAGCGTCGCGGAAAGGCCGCTGCCGCCCACCTCGAGCCCATCGGACGATTCGAGCCACCAGGTGGCGTCCGACTCCATGCCGACCTTGCTCCAGATCCGCTCCGACAGATACTGGCTCACCGGCTTGCCGACCGCAGCGCGAACCAGCGCCCCGGCGACGTGGGTTTCGCCCGTGCTGTAGTTCCAGCGCGTGCCTGGCTCGGCGGCGCGAGGCAGCTTGGCCATCAATTCCAGCACGCCACCGGGTGTCTGGGCGTTCTGCACTTCGAGCATGCGGCGACGGTCCGATTTCGGGTCGGTGTAGGTCTCGTTCCAGCCCACGCCCGAGGCCATCTGCAGCAGATTGCGCACGCTCACGCCGTCATAGGCGCTGCCCTTGAGTTCCGGCAGGTATTGGACGATGGGATCGTCGATGCTCTTGATGTGCCCGTCCTGGATGGCCGCGCCGACCAGCGTGGCGGTGATGGATTTCACCACCGACATGGACATCCAGCGGGTGTCTTCGGTGTTGCCGAGCTGGTAGTTCTCGTGGGCGATCTTGCCATCCTTGATGACCAGCAAGCCGCTGACACGGTTAAGCGACACGTAGTCGTACAGATCGTACGGTTTGCCGTTGGACTCGAACTTGAAGTTCTCCAGCGGCTTCTGTGCGTCGGGAAGTGGCAGCACCTTACCGCCCTGCCTGACCGCACCAGTGGCGAACAGTCGATCGATGTTGCGGAAGGTGTTCACCTGGATGCCAGGCATGAGCGCGCCGTCATAGACCTGCTGGACAGTGCCGATGGGCTCATCGGCATGCGGGTTCGTCACTTCGGCAGCCAGGCACAGGGAGGCTGAAAGGGTCATTGCGGTAGCCAGGATGAGGCGTTTGAAAGGAACGACATTGGATACGACAGGCATTGAGCGACTCCATGGATTTTCTTCTTATGTCAGGGAAAGACCGACGGGCAATATCTGCCGCTGGGCTTTCTCCCTTGCATGTGGAGCCTCTTTGCCTGCAACAGTTCGTTCCAAGGCTCTACCCTGCCCCTTTCAGCCGCGCTGAGGCACGAAATGCGCCTAGGGTCTGTTCCCGTTTCGTACGCGGAGTGCGACGAAACGGGAACAGACCCTAACTCCCTACCCGGCGAAACGCCATGCGGAATTCGCTGGGTTTCTGGCCGGCATGCTTGCGGAAATAACGGCTGAAATAGGCGCTGTCGGCGAAACCCAGTTCATGGGCGATCTGTTTGATTTCCCGTTCCGTGTACGCCAGTTGCCTCTGCGCTTCACGGATGGTGCGCTCGTTGATCACAGATGTCGGCGATTCGCCCAGTTCGTTGCGGCAGATACGGCCCAGCGTCGTCGGCGTAACGCCCAGGGTTTCCGCATAGCGTGCGAGTGACCAGTGATTGCGAAAATGCGCATCCACCAGCTCGCGGAACCGATTCAGCACGGCGACATGACGCGGGTTGCTGATCGGCCGCGCCGGAGCCGGTGCCTCCAGGCGTGCGATGCGCATCAGCAGGGCCAGCAGCAAGGCGTGCCCCGCCGCCACGTTGCCGCGCTCGGGGCTGTCCGCCTCCTCCTCGATGAGACGGAGAAGCGGCCAGATCGGTTCTTCGCCGTTGGCCTGCCATGGCAGCGGGAATACGCGCGGACGCTGGATCATGGCCAGCAGCTCGCTGGACAGGATGCCCGCCATCGATTCCAGCGGTCGCTGCGCGGCGGTGATCACCGGACCGTCGCAATCCTGGCTATAGGTGAAGGCATGTACGGTCCGGCGCGGCAGCAATATCAGGCACGGGGCCTCGAACGGCATGCGGCTGTTTTCCAGCGACACCTCGCCCACACCGCTGCGGATATAGAGAATCTGGAGCAATGAGTCGTGCTGGTGGGGCTTGATCTCACGTTGGTGCAGTTCGCTGCGCTCGTTGATCCACTCCAGATGCAGCATGTCCTGCCATGCCGGCCGCGCACGCTCACCATACAGCGCGTAGTTGGGGATGTCTTTCATCGGATTTCCGAAGTCCGGGCGCGACATAAACGCGCAGGTAGGAATTTGAGCGATTTGTCCGATTGGTTGTTCGATCTGTCACGTCGCCTTGACGTTAAATGTAACGACTTGTGTGCAGCCGTACCGCCTCGGTAATCCTCCTCTTCGGTACGGCATCAGAAAAAGATCGAACATTCTATCCATGAACATGCCGACCTGGCGTGAATGGCTGTTTTCCGCCAAAGCGCTGATTGCCGCCTTGCTTGCGCTCTATCTCGCCCTCGCGATACCGCTGGACAACCCTTACTGGGCCATGGCCTCGGTGTACGTCGTCTCTCATCCCTTGTCCGGCGCCACCCGGTCGAAGGCGATCTACCGTGCGCTTGGCACCTTGCTGGGCGCGGCGGCGTCGGTGGTCCTTCTGCCGATGTTCGCCCAGCAGCCGGTGATGCTCAGCCTGGCGATTTCCGTCTGGATCGGCGCCCTGCTCTATCTGGCGCTGAGCGATCGCTCTCCGCGCAGCTACATCTTCCTGCTCGCGGCCTATACGGTGCCGCTGATCAGCCTGGCCGAGGTCAACCATCCGGCGACCATCTTCGACGTCGCGCTCGCCCGCTCGGAAGAGATCCTGCTGGGCATCGTCTGCGCCAGCCTGGTCAATGCCGTGTTGTTTCCCAGCCGGATCGCCCCGGTGCTGGGCGAGAAGATGGGGCTGTTGCTGCACGATGGCCGGGCCGCCGTCAGTCGCATGCTCAATTCGCATCACCTGGGTGAGACGGACCAGCATGCGCTGAACGTACTGCTGGTGGACGTGATGGGGCTCGACAGCATGATCACGCACCTGGCGTACGACAGCAGCAGCCATCGCTCGACCGTTCATGCCCGCGAGTTCCGGGCACGC